CTTAACAAGAGTGGCGAAGGCAACAAAAAGAGCCCACTAACTCGTGCTCCTGCAAAATAAGTTACTTGAAAAAAGTAGTTTAGTAAAAAACGGCTGCTGAAAAGCAGCCGTTTTTAATTTCTTGATTAGAAAAACCGCAGAAACCGCAGAAAATCACACTATTTTTTAATGGTTTAGACCCATGTGACTAAATATCTCTGACAAAAGAATGTCCGAGGATGCCGATGAAAAGCGCTCTGCTTATTGAACACCTTACATATGAACGAGCCGCTGCGGAAGTATTAACTGAAACAGATGGTAATGGTCAAACTAAAAACATGTATATGAAAGGAATCTTCATTGAAGGTTCCCGCAGAAATCAAAATGGCAGAATTTATCCTGCCCAAGAAATACGCCGAGCAGTAGAGCAAATCAAAGAACAAATTCGCAAAAACAACAGTGTTTTAGGCGAATGTGATCATCCTCAAGAACTACAGATTCATTTAGATCGTGTCAGTCACAAAATCACAGACATGTGGATGGATGGGGATAATGGTATTGGCAAGTTGCAAATATTACCTACACCCGTGGGCAATATTGTGAAAACTTTGCTTGATTGCGGTTGCAAACTAGGTGTTAGCAGTCGTGGCAGTGGTAATGTTGATGATGATGGTCGAGTAAGCGACTTTGATATGCTTACAGTGGACATTGTTGCCAACCCCAGTGCACCTAATGCATATCCCACTCCTGTGTATGAGCAAATAATGAATCGCAGACATGGATATCGGACTCTGGATCTAGCAGAAAGCGTCAGGCACGACCCCAAGGCCCAAAAGCACTTGAAAAAAGCCCTGCTCAGCTGGATTGATGATCTGAAACTTTAAAAGGAGCGACCGTCCAATGGAAACTACATTGAAAGATCTCCTGGAGAACACAGCATTGGGTGATGAACTCAAGGCAACTCTCCAAGAGGCTTTTGAAAACAAAATTCGCAGCATGGAGACACGTCTTCATGAGGACTACGCTGCTCGTTATCAAAATGACAAAGCAGTGCTAGTGGAAGCCATGGACCGGATGTTGAATGACACTATTCGCAGTGAACTCAGTGAGTTTGCTGAAGATCGTGCAAAATTTCGCAGTGCAACAAAAACAGCTAGCCAACGTTACAATGCCCGCTTGCGCGAGCACATGAAGGCTATCAATGCGTTTGTTGCACGTCAACTCAATGAAGAGCTAGCAGAATTTGTAAAAGATCGCCGTCAACTAAAAGTTCAACGTCGACAAATGGCAACAGAACTTGAGAGCATTAGAGAAAATACCAGCTTGGAATACAGTCAACGTGTTCGCAAACTGGAAGAATTCGTTCTCAAGCAACTAAGTGAGGAAATAGCTGAATTCCATGCTGACAAGAAAGCACTTGTAGAACAACGTGTGAAACTTGCACAGCAAGGACGTCAACGTATTGAAGAAACTCGCGCTCAATTTATTAATCGAGCCAAAAATCTTGTTGAAAGCACTCTAAACACTGTGATCCGTGATGAGCTCAGTCAATGGCGTGACGACATCAAAGTTGCAAGAGAAAACAACTTTGGACGCAAGATATTTGAAGCATATGCAGCTGAGTATATGAACAGCTATCTAGCTGAGCATAGCGAAGTTCGCAAGCTGACTCGTCAACTTACTGAAACCAACAGTCGTTTGGAAACTGCTCTACGTCAAGTAGACCGTCAAAAACAAGCTCAAACTCGTTTGGTGGAAGACGCACAAGCTCGAATCAAAACTGCTGAAGAACGTGCCCAGCGCATGGAAGTCATGCAGGAAATCATGGCACCTTTGGGCCGTGAAAAACGAGCAGTGATGGAAGATTTGTTGAAAAACATTCGCACACAAAACCTGCGAGAAGCTTTTAACAGATATCTACCCACTGTCATGCAGGGTAATGTTGCTCCTGCTGGTCGTGGCAAACAAGCCCTTGCTGAATCACAAACACAAGAAAAGCGAGCAGTGGTAACAGGCAACAGAACCAACAAACTTGCAGAATCAGTATCAGAAGAAACTCAGGCTGACCTGGGCCAAATTCTGTATCTGGCAGGTATCAATAGAGAATAAGGAGAACTATTAAAATGAGTAAAAATCTCTTTGAGACACACTGGGCAGCTACAAAACAGGCCCTATGCGAAGGTCTCAGCGGCAACCGCAAGAAAGTCATGGACGTGGTCCTTGACAACACCAAGCGCGAGCTAAACAAAATGAGTGGCATCTTGTTTGAGACTGCTACTCCCGGCAGCACAAGTGCTGGTAACATCGCAACCTTGAACAAGGTTATTTTGCCTGTTATCCGCCGAGTAATGCCAACTGTTATCGCCAATGAAATCATTGGTGTGCAGCCCATGACTGGTCCTGTTGGTCAAATCCACACTCTACGTGTGCGTTATGCTGACACCTTTGGTGCACCAAATGCAGTAGCAGCTGGTACTGAAGCTCTTAGCCCCTTTGACATTGCACGCTTCTACAGCGGTAATGGCAACAGCACAACTCCTCGCGCTGCTCCCACAAGCGTGCTCGAAGGCACAGCTGGCAAGAGACTGAACATCCAAATCTTGAAGGAAACAGTTGAAGCCAAAACCCGCAAGCTCAGCGCTCGCTGGACTTTCGAAGCTGCTCAAGATGCACAAAGCCAACAGGGCATTGACATCGAAGCTGAGATCATGGCTGCTCTCGCTCAAGAGATCACAGCTGAAATCGACCAAGAGATCCTCAACAGCCTGCGTAGCCTGGCTGGTGTGACTCTCACCTACGACCAAGGCGCCGTAAGCGGCACTGCCACCTTCGTTGGTGACGAGCATGCTGCTCTAGCAGTGCTGATCAACAGAGGTGCAAACTTGATTGCTGCTCGCACACGTCGTGGTGCTGGCAACTGGGTTGTGGTAAGCCCCACCGCTCTCACAATCCTGCAAAGCGCAACAACCTCTGCTTTTGCTCGCACAACTGAAGGCACTTTTGAAGCCCCAACCAACACCAAGTTCGTTGGCGTGCTCAACAACAGTGTTCGCGTGTATGTGGACCAATATGCTGCTGACGACACTCCTGTGCTCGTTGGCTACAAGGGCCCTGGCGAAATTGACGCTGCTGCCTACTACTGCCCATACGTGCCACTGACCAGCAGCGGTGTGATTATTGATCCCACCACTTTCGAACCAGTGGTGAGCTTTATGACACGTTATGGTTACCTGGAGCTGAGCAACACTGCCAGCAGCTTGGGTAACGCAGCTGACTACCTGGCTGGAATTGCAATTCAGACCTCCAATCTGAAGTTCCTCTGAAATAAGTTGTGCAGTTTGTCAAGAACTGCACAAAAAGAAAAACCCGGCAGAGATGCCGGGTTTTTTATTGGTCAAAAAGGTTGCATCCGTAATATCGTAATATTTCAACCCAGTTAGAAGGTACATTTTGCCCCACTGGTAGTCTGTATATAAAATATCCATGTTGTCTAGCGAGTCTGTCTTTCAACCTGTCACGTTCTATAAATTTCAGTAATTTTTCAACCTTGGCATCGTCGGATGCACCAGGTTCAATATAAAATCCTAGACTTCTATGATATGGACCATCTATTTCAATTAAGACATCATCATTGACTTTAAAATCAAACAACCGATTGCCTAGTCGAAAATTTCTCTGATACGGGAGATTATATGAGTCTAGTATCTGTGCAAATTGTCTTTCTGGTTTGGTATTGAACATTTTTTGGGGCATTTTATCTGGGTTGTCAGTGATATATTTCAATCGCGCATTACTATATATTTCCCTCTGTTCAGCAGTAGCCTTACTGCCTCGACGAGCAGCCAGCATTTGATCCACCTTTTGCCGCACAAGTTCGGGGCTGCGATTTTCAGCAACTTGTTTCATGCGAGCTCTAAACTCGGAAGACCGCTTCATACCTCGTTGCGGACTTCCCCCATTCTCTTGGAGAAATTGTTGATAACTGTCTCTCCACTTCGCTATTTCCTCTTCACCTCGCTTTTTCCCTTTGTGTTTGGCACCAATCTTCTTTTTGGTCTCCTCACTGTGAGTGCGACCAGTTCTCAACTGTATGTGCCTGGCACGCAACTCTTCGGTCCATGGCTTCATGGCGCTCACAGGATGCCCAGGAAACTTCTCCTGGTATTCTTGACTGCTCAATCCATGACTTTTGAGATGTTTTCCTACTAGTGTGCCCAGTTGTCGTCGGCAAATTTGACATTCAATCACGTAACAAACTCCATACATTTAAGTTTGTTGTATTTATGGCTATAAGTGTAGAAATCCCGGGATTTTTTATTGGCCAGTGTATTTTTTGACAAACTTGTATTGTCCGCAATCCCAAATACGATCATATCCTCTAGTTTGTTGTATTTCCCATTCAGTCAGTGACGAATCAAATCCTGCCTTGACCAAACTGGATTTGGTGTGAGAGAACCTGTGTTCTCTTGTTTGATAATCTCGAGTATACCAATAGCCAGCCCCGCTTTTTGATACCAACTTAAATCCTAAGGTATGATATAAGTGTCCTTGACTCCATCTAGCATCTGCAAAACTGATCAGTTCAGCAGGCTGATACTGTTTTTCAAACTCACTGAGCAATTTACCCGCACCACCCGCAACAGCTACACTGGTAGCATATCTCAACAATTCCCAATTGTTGACCTGCGGAGTGTTGTTGGTAAATCCTCGCAATCCGCTGAAACTCATCACCCCTACTAGTTCTTCGTTGTGAGTGAGACCCAGGTGTGCCTTGGCCGAAGGAGCCCATCCTTGTATGTGATTTTTTTCTAGAAATTGTCGAGCCCGGCTTCCGTCTAAAGACACTATCTTGCACTGTCTTGCGCCAAGTTTTTTGGCTGAAATACCCAACAGATGTGAGATCTTCTCTTCTACAATTTTCCTTTTGAACTGCCACTCGTCACTAAACACAGTGATCAATCTGTAACCTTTGAGTTCACACAAATTCATTTTGTGTTGGTGATAGAGAGCGTTCTTACCGCTTGACGTTTCCGAATGCCAGTATAGCCCACAATATTCAATGGCTATTTTTCTATCATGACACACAATGTCAAGTTCATAAGGATTGATAAGTCTACGGTTGCGCCGCTCAATAGTCACGCCCAGGCTCTCAATCCAGGAAGCCATCTGTTGTTCCTGTTGACTACTGTATGAAGGATCCGGAGCAGGATGACATACTCTACACACTGGACTATGTCCGCAATAGACATAATCTTCAAATTGGTGATTGCATTTCAAACACCTAAATTGATAGTAGATGGCACCCACTGTGCCTTGATAATCTTCTGCCTTGGTCTCAAACTTGATATTGAGATTCTGTTCAAATTTTTGATTCAGCTTATGGTAGTCAAAATTGCTGCTCTTTCTTTTGGCCCATGTTTTCTTACTGAGGTCGCTCAGTTGCTGTCGTCTCTTCGGCAGTTGGTTGATGTTTGGCACACCATATTTGGCCAACACTGTGGCTTGACTTTTTTCCTTCACTTGTGCAAGCTGCATGGGATTGGGCACTCCGTGCTTCCGCAAGAAGGTCTGTTGTATTGCTCTGGTTATTTGGCTTACCCGACTAGGATCAGCATACAGGTGTGCGTGAGCCAATCGCGCTTGAGCTGTTTGACCTGTGTTGGCGACGCCATATTTGGCTAGGTTGGTCTCAGCTCTCTTTTGATTGATCTGTTGCTGCTGTTGCTCGGTAATAGACTGTTTTGCAGATTTCACAGACTGGCTCACACTGGCTCTAGCACATTCACAATCGCTGGCACGACCACAAAAGCCGAACCCCTGTTCTAAACTTTTATAGCGTTTTTGTTTATGACTTTGCTCACAAAATGGACTCTCATTGTAGAGAGCACATCTTACCATTTCACTTATTGATAGATCGGGCCACCTATTGCACGTCTTTTTCAATTGTTCAAAAACCGTGCTGTTTTTCTTCACAGCTTGTCCCAGATGCTTGGGGGATGTTTTTTCAACTATAAGTGCAAGTTCTTTTAGCCAATCCATGATACAAATACCTTCGAGCCTGTTGTTTATTTATACAAGAAGCGATTGTCTAGAACAAGTTTGAACGAAATCAAAAAAAATCCCGGAATTTCTCCCGGGATTTTTATTGTATCTTATACTTTTTGACAAACTTGTATTGTCCGCAATCCCAGATACGATCATACCATCTACTTTGTTGTATTTCCCATTGGGTCAGCATGCCTTGACCAAACTGGATTTGGGGTGAGAGAACCTATGCAGGCTTGTTTGATAAGCTAGCCGACGGTAGATTTGATTTGTTGATGCAACGTCAACAGGGAACAAAAGGCAGATATCTGCCAACACCGACGTTGCACATCAAGTCCAGTGTAGGTTGTCGGTTGGGGCTCTTGAGTATGCTGATGAGATTCATTTGCACTCGCTGATCATCTGCTGCGTCAGCAAGTAAGTGAACGTTCTCTCGTATCCATGAGAGGTCCTTTCTATGCAAGCGAGGATGATCAAACATGCTCACTGCCTTGAAGTAGCGCATGATGCTGTTGGGATCCAGCTGAAAACTGTCTTTGCTGTGTGGAGCCATCCGCACTGTTTGGTTGCGGAGATCACGCACTCCGTTGAGATAGTCAAACACACGGCCCTTGGTGTCCATGCTCATGCTGTTGATGGTGAGATCCCGCAATTGACTGTCAACACGCCAACTGTGAGTACCACCTGCTTCAAAGTGGCGTCCGTGACGCTGGATGCGATAGCCTAGGCTGCTCACATCCACTTTCTCTGTACTGTCACCGTGACCAAATACTGCCTTCACTGTGCCATGCTGAATGCCACCTAGGTCCACTGGGATACCGTGACCCTCAAAGAGGTAGATCAAAACTGCGGGATCAGCATCAGCTACCAAATCAATATCTCGTGGCTCCTTGCCTAAGAGTAGATCCCTTACTGCACCCCCTACGATTCTAGTGGGAATACGGAAGTATAAGAGAAGATCCAGCACAGTTCGTGTGTGAGGATCAATGGCCCGGTCTAGAGCGGCGGGATCAACTTGGTAATGGGCTGCGGTGTTCATGTGTGCTATTTAAATGTTGTCTAGAGATTCAATCGCCATTGTCCAGGCGCGGCGCTGCTGGGAGGATACACAGTCCATGTGCCATCGTTGAAGCGGAAATACTTTTGACTGAATTGATTTTTGACCAAGGCAGGCTCAGTTTGCATCACACTGTCAAAAACTCGTTGCCAGCTGGTGCCGTCATATTCAATTATATCGTTGGGGTTGGCAGCAATCACGCCCCATGCTGCGCTGCTCTCGGCTATCTCATCAACCAAAAGATATCGCTGACCATAGGCACTGGCTGCCAGCCCATTGCCAGGCCACACTGTTTGTGGATTGATCACTGCACTGATTGGCTCCAGCGTGGTGCTGGGCATGGTGGTGGCATCCACTGTCCAGTAGAGTAGATTTTGATTGGTGGGGTGAAAGGAGATTGTGCCCACAATGTAAGCAGTTCTATCGTCTAGATCTCTGCTGGTGAGCAGGCTCAATCTGCTGCCTTCTCCGGGGCATTGATTTTGATCAAGAGCTCCATAAAAGTCCAGCAGTCGCCACCAAGCGAGACTGCCTCCAGGATAGACAGTGGGCAAGAAACCAAGAGCTTCAACAGGCGTGCCAGTCAAGTTGGCCAGTGTGATGTCGCCTCCAGTGAGATTGATCAATTGCAAGGTGTTGTTGAGCAGAATACGCACATTGAGGTCCTTGCCTTGAAAGGCATTGCGCATCACAGTGATGAGATCATTGATGTTGTTGTTGGGTATGGTGATGCTCACACCATTCACTGTGAAGCTGCTGCCGGCTTGTAGTGTGGGCTGGCCACTACCCACAATTTGTGTGGGACGCCGTTGAGTGTCCTCTGTGGCTCCTGCTTCAGTTCGCAAGCTGAGTTCATACAAGTTGTCGGTTATCAGCTCTATGCCAATTGAGGCTTG